ATAACCATACCAAAATCCCACAACAAGTTATACTTCATGTTAAACTTAACGAAAAACTTCTTAAAACGATCCCAATAGTTCAACATAACTTTTCTAGGCTTGTATAAATCCTCCAAGATAGTTGGCTCTGGTTCACAAAAATTGTTTGAAATGTCGGCAGCAAAAGCCAAAGCATATCTACTAAAGAAAACTGTAAGAACTCGCTTAATAACAGAACTTTCACACCCAATACACTCCAATATACATGGCCCCATATATTGATACATATTATCAACAAGTACAATAGTCCAAATATGAACAGTATCATCATTAGTGAACTTGTCAACCCATTGTCTAAACATCTCAATTTTATTAGTACTATATTTGCCAAGTTGCTCAACAACAGAAGGATCCACATGGTAAGGAGGGGGTGTAGTTTGTTTCAACAAATCAATCAAAGAGACATGTTTAATTCTGGAATTTAAAAAATCATCAGGATGATCCTTTCTATCATCCAAAACAACAGAAGAATCGTCAAACTCTTTTTCAAATTCGGAGTTCAAGTCATTAAGAACACAGTCATCCTTAGAACTACCAGGAAAACAGTCATCATCAAAATTTGCTTGAGAAGAAAACTTAGTAGTATTAGCCAAATCACTCAAATACAAGTTTGACTTATCTTGCTTAATATTAAAACCATGTGTCAAGTAATCATTCAATTCATGATACCGAAGTGTCTTAACCACCGGACCATCTGGTTCTTTCAAAATATCAAACATATAAACATCAGGACAAAAACCTTTTCCAACCAAAAACTCATGTTTCGTATTAAGGGAACCTTTAACACCATTCGTACCATCACACTGGTAAGGCTTATCAATACGAACAACTATACAAGCATCAAAACGTCTCATAACAGCTTCAGGAGCAACTAAAGAATTAATTCTAGCATGTAAATTTGTCAAATTTGTAGAACACAATATGACTTTACTACGAAAAGTAGTATTGCCTTTTGCCTCTATATTAGCCATATGACAAATATTTGGAAACATATTACTAGCCCTAATAATGTCCATAAACTCATTATCAGCTATACCAATAGAGTCCCTAATCTGGCCAAAATCATCAAAAACAGTGACAAATTGTCCACGGTAACCATCCCAATATTTATGTTCTTGTTGTCTACAATAAACAAAATCCATATAATTGGCATTAAAAGCCACTTTCTCACCTTCAGTAAGAACACTATTTAACAAATCTTTAACAATAGGAATAGTAGCATAACTCTTACCAACACCAGTACCACCTTGCATCAAAATGGTATATGGTTCCATTCTGGGACCACCACCAGCAATATTCGCTTGCTCAAAAGGCAAAGCCAAACGATTCAAAATATTCATGTGGGAAGACATAGCATATCTTACCCGAGCTGAACTCATTAAAGGACTATCCTTAGTTAAATCCAAACCCTGCATTTTTAAAGTGAAAATATTATCAGCATTAACCGCATTAATAGCAAAGAATCCTTTAGCATTCAAATGAGCGATTTCGTCTACCCGATCACACCAAGAAGTAACCTGAGGCATAGCAGTAGACAACAAATTAATGTGCTTCAAACCAAGGCAACGCGAACGAATAAAGTTCACAGCCACTTCTACAAGTTTAATAACATGTGTAATCATATACTCCACTCCTGAATGTGCACGTTCAATTTTAGAGGCCAAATCAACAAAGGACTTAAGTTTATTAGCACTAGGAACTTTTGAAATAGTCAGCCATGAAACAACGGCCAAAACTAAAGAACTAAAACCAGAGTAATCAGTCTTATCAGCAGACTGAGCTTCAAAACCAGTACGGTTAGATTTGTCGGTCAAATACGCAACACAAGAATCAAACACTTTCTTAACTCTCTTATAATATTTGCCAGAAAATATAGCTAAACCAGCTACACTAGTAATACTAAAGAGCGAAATCCAAATCGGGCTAGAAGTCGAATAAGCTTTATAACCAGAAGCCAACATCAATAAAGAAACAGGTAACATGGAAC